AATAGATTTTCCGTATTTAACTATTTCATCACAGATTCTCTCTGGGATTACTGATTGGAAATACCAATAATAATTTGTTAAGTTCATCTTTCTATGTCTTTCTTATATCAATTATTATGAAACTGTCAATGTCCCCGATACAGTAAACGTTGCTATTTTATCACCTCCTGGGTGAGTTGCTGTACTATTAGTTCCAGGACTAACACTTAAAGAAGCTTGACTTGGGAATCTAACAATTACTTTACCTGATCCACCTGCTCCTCCATCTCCACCAAAAGAGCCACCACCTCCACCGCCACCACCTTGATTAGCAGAAGCACTTGTTGCATTTTTAGCAGGTTGTGAACTATAGACACCATCCCAAGCACCACCGTTACCTGCTCCACTTCCTCCAGTTGGGGCTGGTATAGGCGGAGCAGGGGCTGCTCCTCCGTAAGCTCCACCGCCACCACCACCAGAATAAGTAGTTGGACTACCACAAATGTCGTTAGGAACAGCGTTTCCTCCAGGACCTCCAACACCTTGAAGGCCAGTATTCACATCAGCTCCCTCACTACCAGCTCCACCTCCACCACCACCAGCGTAAGAAGAACTTGGTCCGGTTCCACCGTTTCCACCATCATTACCTTGAGGCGGATCTACAGGTGGTGTATTTCCTGCTGCACCTTGTCTAGGCCCACCACCACCTCTTCCTCCACCACCAGAACCTCCAGCTACAGCACATGTTATAGGACTTCCTGCACCACCTGCACCTCCACCTGCTGCTACAATACTGTCTACGTTCGACGGGCTAAAATCTATTGTTGTGGCATTTCCACCACCAACTCCACTTGGACCACCTGCTGAACCTCCACCACCAATGGTGATAGAATATGGTCCTGGTCTTACGAAATATGTTGTTGCTTGTAATGGAGAAGGTCCGTAACCAGAGGCTCTATATCCTCCAGCTCCACCTCCACCACCAACTTCTTGTCCACCACCAGCTCCACCACCAACTGCTAAATAATCTACATTAAAACCAATTGCTGGCCATGTTCCCTGTTGCTTGGCACTAAATTGACTTTGCATTGACCACACACCACTTGCTCTATTAATTTCTTTTACGATGACTACACCCGATCCACCAGCTCCTTTAGGTGACCCTGCTGCATCACCACCACCTCCACCACCACCTGAGTTTGCTCTACCACTATACGCAGTCCCAGCACCTCCAGGAAAAGTTCCAGCAGCACCATTACCGCCACCACCTGTTCCACCTTCACCTGCTTGCATACTCCAGTTTTGTAAACCACCTGATCCACCACCACCTGCAATAACTCCACAAGCAGTTGCACCAACTCCAGTTCCATTAGGTAAATAAAAAGGTTGAGGGGC